GCTAAACTTTTAGATCCATTAGTTGATCCAAGGGGAAGAACTTCTGCTGATCAAATTCCTGCACCAATTGTAGCTGCTCAATTTAATTTTCCAACTCAAGGTATTTTAGATAGATATCATCGTGTTGGATTACTTATGGCTGTTAAAGATAATAACTCTGATAATTATAGTGATTCGGATTCTCTTTTTGATAATGAATACAAAAAAAGTATGAAAGATAAAAATAAAGAAAAGAGAAAGAAGTATAATGAAAGTCATACAAATGCAAATGCATCATCAGGATATAAAGGAGTTGAAATTGCGAGTGATAATAAGTCGATAGAAGGTTTTGAAAGTGTAAATAATACATATAATTATATTAGTTATGATAGTGCAGAAAATGACATATTAGAATTGATAGGTAGAAAAATAACAGACAATTGGTATAAATATTTTACTTCTATAAGTAAAGGTAATAAAATTATAAAAATAAATGTTCATAATCGTAACAGAAAAGAATTATATACTGGTGATGAAATATATATACCCGAACTTCATAAAAAATATATTGTTAAAATAGATTATATGGATCAAATTGAATATAATCCATATCTTTTCTAATTTTACAAATTATAATTACAAGAATTATAAATATTTTTACGTTTATTTTATAATAATATTATTTAATATTATTTTATATGAGTGAAGATAATAAAATAAGATTACATTTATTAGGAATACCGCATACAATTACAACAAATGAATTCAGTAATTGTGCATATACTGGAAAAGTATTGAGATTTTCACCAATGATGATTAGTCGTGGATTTGAAGTTTATCATTATGGAACAGAAGGTTCTGAATCAAATGCTACTAAGCAAATCGATTTACTAACAAAAAAAGAATGGGAAGATTTACGAATTAAATCTTATAAATTTTTATATCCAGAATTATCTTTGGAAGATGTTACTAAAAAATTAGCTGATAAAACAAAATTTATTGGTGAATTAGGAAATTGGAATACACCTATTTATGAAATGTTTAATAAAAAACTTGAACTAGAATTACCTAAATATTATAGAAGTAGAAAAACTGATATAGTTTGTATTCCAATTAGTCCAGGTGGTTATAACCAGTCTTTAAATAAATTAAATGTTGTATGTATTGAAACTGGAATTGGTTATCCTAATCCTTGTAAACCTTTTCGTATTTATGAAAGTTATGCATTAAAACATAAACATCTGGGTAAAGAAAATATAATTGAATGCCCTAATTATTGGTTTGTTGTTCCTAATTATTATAATATCGATGAATGGAAATTTGTTCCTAAAATTCAAAAAAAAAGAATCGGGTTTTTTGGCAGAATTACACGTATTAAAGGTTGTGGTATATTTAAAGAAGTTGCTAAAAGATTTCCAGATGTTGAATTCGTTATTTGTGGACAAGGAGATCCATCTTCGTTTTTAGAAGTTCCAAATATTGTTTACAAGCTACCTATTTGTGGTATTGAAAGAAGTGATTATTTAGGAAGTTTAACAGCAATATTATGTCCTAGTTTATTTATGGAACCATTTTGTGGTGTAAATGTAGAGGCTCAATTATGCGGAACACCAGTAATTGCAAATAATTTTGGAGCATTTATTGAAACTGTTGAAAATTTAAAAACAGGTTTATTATGTCATACATTAGCAGAATTTTGTACAGGTGTTCAAATGGCATTAGATGATAAATTTGATAGAAAATATATTAGAGAACGTGCTGTTGAAAAATATAATATGTATAATTTAGCAAAAAATTATGAATATGTATTTAAATGTATATTAGATATATCAAATGGTAAAAATGGTTGGTATTCTCCAGATAATCATATGATATTAGATTAAAAATTATAATTATAATTATAATTATTTAAAATTATAAATAAATTATTTATTTATTTCAATATGAATAACAATATTAGATTACATATTCCAGCAATTCCTCATACATTAACCAGGGATGAATATAGTCATTGTGCTTTTACAAGTAAAGTTAAAAGATTCTCACCAATGATGATATCACGTGGATTTGAAGTATATCATTATGGTGTTGAAACTTCTGAATCTGGTGCTACTAAAGATATTCAGTTATTTACTAAGGAAGAATGGACGGAATTGAGAATTAAATCACTCGTTTTTCTAGAACCAAAATTAACATTCGAGGAAGCTAAAAATAAAAATGAGGATTCTACTATGATATTAGATCATCTATCTAATTGGTCAACTCCCTTATGTATTGAGTTTAATAAACGTTTATATTCCAAATTAATGGAAAATTATCGTAATAAACAAACAGATATTATTTGTTTACCATTAGCAAGAACATACGATAATGCTATTAAAAATATAGATGCTATCAAAATTGAAATAGGTATAGGTTACAGTGGATCGTGTAAAGATTGGAGAATTTTTGAATCTTATTCATGTATGTCAAAAACACTAGAAGAAGAAAAAAAAAATCCACATAATTATTGGTTTGTTATACCAAATTCATATAATATAAATGATTTTAAATTTTCATTTAATCCTATACCATTAAAAATTGGATTTTTAGGCCGAATTGTAGATGCTAAAGGTTGTAGTATTATTGTTGAAATTGCTAAAAGATTTCCACATGTACAATTTTTTTTATGTGGAGCAGGAAAACCTGATAAATTTTTAATAGAACCAAATATTATATATAAGTCGCCTATTCATGGTCTAGAAAGATCAGATTACTTAGGATCATGTGTCGCATTATTACATCCAACAAAATATTTAGAACCATTTGGTGGTGCAGCGGTTGAAGCTCAACTTTGTGGAACACCTGTAATTGCAAGTGATTGGGGTGGAATGGCTGAAACAATAGAACAATTTAAAACAGGACTTTTATGTCATACATTATCAGATTATTGTTATGGAGTACAAATGGCATTAGATGGTAAGTTTAATAGGGAATATATTCGAAATCGAGCTATAAAAAAATATGATATGTATAAGATAGCAAAACATTATGAATATGTTTTTAAAAGTGTATTAGATGTATTTATACCAGGTAAAAATGGTTGGTATTCTCCGGATTCTCATTTAAATTGTATTTTAGATGATGATACTAAAATTAGTAATAATTCAAGAATATATAAATTTTTAGTTTATTATGGCAATTTACCAAATTATTTTCAATTATATCTTGATTCTTTAGAATTAAACAAAGATATCTTAACTGTTTTCATGATAACAGATATTAATATTGAAAATTTTATTATTCCACCAAATCTTATTTTAATTAAAATATCAATTGATGATCTTAAAAAAAGAATTGCAAAATTTATTTATGAAACATATAATGTTACTGTTAATTCAGAAGATCTAATTAAAAATAACTACAAATTAGTTGACTTTAAAATTATTTTTCCTATACTATTTGATGATATTCTTTTACAATATAATGTTAAAGAAACAGATTATGTTGGATGGGGAGATTGCGATCTCATTTATGGTAAATTTTCTAATTTTATTAATCTTCAAAATAATTATGAAATATTAGGTGGATTTCATGGACATTTTGTTGCTATTAAAAATAATAAATCATTTAAAAATTTATTCTTGAAAATTAATAATTATTTACAACTTATTACTGATAATACTAAAACTTTTATTACTGATGAAATTGCATTTCGTGAACCTTTGAATAAATATCTTCAAGAAAATAATTTAAAAATGTTTTATACAAATTCTTGTTTTTGTGATATTGTACCTGAGTGTTTTTTTAGTAAATTTCGTAAAAATTATTTAGAATTATCTAAAAATTTCTTTGATGTTTATCATCCAGATAAAAATATATCTTTTCTATTTTTTGATAAACAAAATAATAAATTATTTATTAAATATGATGAAGATCAAGATTTAAATGAAATTTTATATTGTCATTTACAAAAAAGAAAAATGGAATTACCGTTTACAGAATATGAAAATGGTTTTTATATACATGAAAATACATTTAATCTAAATAATAATTTTATTTAATAATAAATATTGAATATATATTTTAATACATTATTTTTTATATTATATTATAATGTATAAATTTTTATACAAAAGTGATCAAGAAAATGTTATTATAGACTTATGGTATAAATATGGTAAAAACAATGACCCATTTATAATATTTGCTACTGGTAGACATGAATGGAAAAGAAAGTAAACTTTCAACGCCATATATAATACATAATATTAATAAAAATCCAGAATTCTTATATGATAATAGAAAAATATAATTAGTGGTTATTTTTCAGCAGTTAGTATTCATAAAAATTTATTATTATTTACAGGTAATAAGGCAAAAACTATTGAACATAGTAGATTATATAAAATTTCTCCAACAACTAATGCACACTTTTACATACATTTATTCTAGCTAATAATTTTTCTTGTAGAAATGGAATAGTAAAAGATAAAATACTAGTATTAGGTGGAACAAATGGCCAAATTATAATTTATAATTTTGATTCAAAATATAATATAATTAGTAGTAAAATATTAAATGTTTCTTCTAAAGATAATGTAATTGTTGGTTTATTTTTAAATAATAATATTTTATTAGTTGGTGTTAGAATACCATCATTCGAAGTTAACTATATTGAAGATAAAGATGGTAATAAAATTTGCTATCCAATAAATAATAAATTCGCAAAATCAGCAATAATTGATCTAAAAGATAATAATATTAAATATTTTACTACAAATATGCAATGTACTAGTATATATCAGAATGATGATTATATTATATGTATAGGTAGTGGTCAAAAAGAATATTATTCACGATACTTTTACATCCCAATAAAAGTAGATAAAAGTTTTGGTAAAAAAGTAAATTTAGCAATATGTGATGGTAGAGATTGTATTGTTATTAATAATAATCTATTTATATTATGTGTAACTAATAAACATATTTATATTGAAAATTTTACTAGCAAAGATTGTAAATACTATTATATTGATAATATATGCCCTCCATGTAGAGGATGTGTATTATATAATAATAATAAAATTATTGTATCTAGTATTAAAGGTGAATCATATATTCTAGATTTAAGCAAAATAAAAAAATGAAAAATAAAAAAATTGAACATTTAATTTATTTAAAATATTTATTAACTATAAGAATACTTATATAACTATGCCAATCTTAGATTCTAAAGAAATAACTAAGTATATAAATTCAGAAGATTATTATTTCAATCTATTTGAGATTAATTATACTGAAAATGAGCAAAAGACTATAAAAGATTTTAATATAACAAATATACATCATTTTTCACATTTTGGTTCATATGAAAAATTATTAACAAAAAATATGAATAAATTTTTATCAGAAATTGGTAATAATACGCCTAAACTAGTTAATAATTTAGAAAAAATTATTATAAA